GATTAGCTTGAATATACGCAGCATTTATATCTTCTCTCATAATACCCAACCTTAATTGTTGATAATATAAAACCTGACTAGAGTCAGAAACGTATTTAATTTCAAAATACCATTTACCTGTTGAAGGCATAGATAAAGTAGAAAATAAATGATTAGTATAATTAGTTCCATTCCATGAAACATCTAAATTACCATTACTTGCAGTCCAGTCAGGTGAAGTGTGTGTATCAAGAGTATTCATAATTGCATGATTGTTTGTAGGTGTATCTGCCATTTGGTCATGTGTTGCAAGACCACTGGTGGTAAAATCATTACCATTACCAGATTCATCATCACCTAAATCACTTGCATCTCTACCATCAATAAAAACACCATTAGTACCAAATGTTAAACCAGTAATATCTTTTGGAACCCAAATTCCATTATCATTAGTTTCTCCAAAACTACTTGGGTCTAATGCTAAACCATCTATAATAACAAAATCTGCTAGGTAACCATCAAGATGATTCCCTCCAGTTCCTTGCTCACCAATATAATGAGCTTGTGTAAAATTAACATTAGAGTCATAGTTTTGTGCCCAACTTCCAGTATTTGAAAAGCTAGTTTCTCTTTGACCATTTACATAAATTCTTGCTCGTTCAGAACTAATAGCATTTGTTGAATCAAAAACAAATAAAAAATTATACCAAGCACTACCATCTCTAAATACTCTATTTGTTTTATGGTACGAATTACTTGAACTTCCATTACCTACTGCAAATTCTAATCCATCACTTCTTATTTGTGCATAAGATTGATACCCAGTATGTACTGACCAAAGTGTAAAATCGCCTGGGCTGTTGCCTAATTTTACCCAACAATTAATACTCCAAGTTCTTCTGTTTCCTGTACTACCAGGAGTTCTAGTCATAAATGGTGAATCATCATCATTAAAACGAATAGATTGCTCTATTGAATGTACACCACCTCCTGCTTGAGAAGCTGCTCCCATTAATAAATTATTTTGAAATACTGCCATTAAGCCTTCCTACTTTTAGTTTTCTTTTTTTGTTGCTCAATAAATTTTCTATAAATCATTGCTGCTTTATCTTTACCTGCAACTTTTGCTCTTTGTTCCATTGCAATTGCTGCTTGTGTTTTATGGTTATGTTTACGAGTAGAATTTTTTATCTTTCGTATTGAACTTTTTGCATCTGCTTCAGTTGCAAACTTTAAACCATGTATTGTACCCTTTGGGTCTTCATCAGTATATAAGTCTGAATGTTTTTTACTTTTAGCACGTTGACCTTTTTTTCTAGGTATTCTTCTAACCACTAAGATGTACTTACATTTAAAGTTGCTATTGCATGTACGTTTGCAGAAGCAAAAACTATATAATCAATTCTATCTGTTTGCCCTGCAGTTGTTGTTAATGTTGGAGCAGTTGCTCCTGGAAATTTATAATTAGCTGCAAAAGATAATGTTCTACTTCCTGTGCCATCTTGTATTACAAAAATACTTCCTGTTTGTCCTGCTACACAATTTGTTGGATTAGATAATGTTCTATTACCACCTAACTGAACTGCAAAATTTTGACCTGCATTTAAATCTACTGCTATATTTGTACCATCAGTTAAACTTACAATGTCAGCAACTGCTGCTGTACCTATATGTAATTGTTTACCTAATAATGTATCAACACCAATTGCTACTGCACTTGTATATACATCAGTAGCAGATAAGATACCTGTTAATGTACCACCTGATAATGGTAACCTTGCAGCTACATCAACTTTATTTACTGAGGTTAATGCTGATACTGCAGCAATTACTGTATTACTATTTGCAATAGACGTAGCCATTGTTGCAGATACTGCCTGTAATTCTGCATCTGTAGCAAACCCTGTACCATCACCTATTACTGAATTAATTGAAGTTATCTTTGCAAGATTAACTCCAGTCAGAACTGACACTGCAGCTATGACTGTGTTGCTATTTGCTATAGATGTAGCCATTGTAGCAGACACTGCTTGTAGTTCAGCATCTGTTGCAAATCCAGAACCATCCCCTATTACTGAATTTATAGATGTAATCTTAGCTAAATTAACTGATGTTAAAACTGAGACTGCTGCAATAACTGTATTACTATTACCTATAGACGTGGCTAAAGCTGCTGACGTTGCTGCTAAAACTGTATTTGTATTTCCTATTGAAGTTGCAAGTGCTCCTGAAACTGTTGCTATCTTACTATTGACAGAAGTAATAGCTGCTACATTAGTTGCAACTCCTGCTTTATTTACTGACGTTAATGCTGATACTGCTGCTACAACTGAGTTTACTGAAGTTATTGCAGCTACATTGGTAGCAATGTCAGCTTTGTTTACTGAAGTTAAAGCTGATACTGCAGCAATTTGTGCACCTGTTGGTACTGCTGTTCCAGCTACAAAAACATTTGTAGATGCATAAACATTTGCAGCAGATACATTACCTGAGAATGTTGCTGCTGTACCACTAACAGGTATTGAAAATCTTGCAAGACCTTCAGGAACTACTAATCCTGTTGAAACTGAAACTGTACCAAATGATTGATTAGGATTTATAAGAACTGTACCACTTGTAGGAATAGAAGTTGAAGTTGCACCATTAACTGTAATACCTATTCCAGTACCTGCAGTTATACGTTTAACAGTTCCACCTTCTGCTGAAGGTACATTAGTTAATTGAGAACCATCTCCTGCAAACCCTGATGCTGAAACTATTCCTGTAAATGTACCTGTTGTTCCCTCAAGAACTGAACAGGCAACTGTTGTTGCTGCAAAGGTTGTAATACTTCCTGTTTGTAGTGTAGCATCACCACCTGCAATTGAAACTGAAGCTGCTTTCATTACTGAGGTATTAATAGATACTGCAGTAAATGTACCTACACTTACTGCTGATACATCTATACTTCCTGTTACTTCTAATGTTGAACATGAAACTGTTGTAGCTCCTAAAGACTCAGTAGCAACTGCACTTGTTAATGCAATACCAGTATTACTAGCAACACCATTTGCATTTGTAATTGTAATATTAGGACCTGCAGAAAATGTTCTATTATAAATGTTTGTACCTGATACAACAATATATCCTACACCACCTGAAATATCTGAGATAGCATTTATAGAAGATACTGTTGCTGTAAGGTTTACACCACCTATTGCAAAAGTTCCATTAACATTTAAAGTTGAGTTTGAAAGTTGAAGAGGAGTATTAGAATTATCTCCAGATTGAATTGTTTGTAAGTCTGTTGTAATACCTGAGTTTGCAGATACATTAACCTGCATTAATCTTTTATAGGTATTTGATATTTGTGTTCCAGTTAAATCAGGCATTGTTATTATTCACCATATTCCAAAATTTTGTTGTAGCTTCCCATTTAGTATTTTGATTTTCCCAATCAGTCATAGCTTCAGAAGGAGAAGGTCTAGGGTCTCTTATTGCAGGGTCATCTCTTACATCAGGTGCTCTATTCTGTGGATGATTCTTTTCATCATAAGCTCCATCATAATCAGTAGGACAAACTATAAGTCCATAACTGTTTCTTTTCATTACACTATGAGGATATACAAATCCACATATATCACAAACTGCTAAAGACTTTTTACCTACTGCCATTATATACTACTCATACGTGGAGTAATATATAAAGATGCCCTTTCTTTATCTTCAGTCATAGCAAAAGCTAATCGTTCTTCATATTCTTTTTTTAAAAATGTTGCTCTTGCTTCAGTTATCCCTGGTCTTTTTAATGACATATAATAAGCAAGTCCAGTTGTAAGTGAAGGTAAAAATCTTCTAGGCATATCTGCATTTTGTACTGCTGACTTTGTTACGTCTTGCATGTAATCAATCTTTTCAATTTTTAATTTACTTGTATTATTATCTGATAATGCCCACATATATAACTCAACATTATCTGCAAATCTCTTAATTGCATATTGTGAAGGTCTACCTGTCTGTCCTTTATTAGGAAGAATTAAGTATTGTTCATAAGATATACGAGTTAAATTTAAATCTGTATTGTCTCTATTAATTACAACTTGCATAACGTCACTAATGTTATTACCTAAATTAATAGCAGTTGTACTTGCAGCAATACTTACAATTGTAGTATTAGTAGTCCAAAGACATACACCTCTATTTTGCCAATCATTTAAAATTAAATTAATAGAACGTCTGGCACTTCTAGGTTCTTCACCTAAAGTAATCTCGCCACCAATCATCTCAGTAGCTTCCTGTATAACATCACCTATCTCTAAGTTAAAGTTATAAGTACCTGACGTTGAATTTGTTGTCATTTATTTAACCCCTTCTTGCAGCACCATAGCCACGATAACTTTTACAGCTACCAACTCTACCACCAGATTTTAATTTTTTAATTGCACCACCTAATTTTTTTTTGTTAGCTTTTCTAGTGATTTCTTCTAATACTTTAGGGTCAAAATCTTTTTTACCTTTAACATCTGGTGGAAGTTTTTTATTTTTTTTAACTAAAAAATTTGTCATTTTTCCAGTTTCTTTTTGCAAACTTTTAATAGAACCAAAATCTTTTATTAATCCTCTTTGTTCTAATCTTTCAGCTTCAGTTAAATTCTTTTTTCTATTTAATTCCATTAATCTTTTTTTACTTCTTTGTTTTAAAGCTAATTGTTTAGATATTTTTTTAGAAGAACCACTAGCTGAAGATGCAGTTTTATTAGGCAGTCCAGTAAACTTTGGCAAACCTTTTGTATTACTACTTTGAGATGTAAAATCTTTAGGACCTAAAGTATTTTTCAAAGCATCAGCTTCTCTACTTCCAGATTTAATACCTGGAATTGAACCTGGTTTTAATTTTTTTAACTCAGCTATAACTGCAGGGTCATTTTTTGCAGTTACAATTGATTCTTTTTCAAGTTTATCTTTTTTCTTTTTAAGTTTATTAGCTTTTTTTGAAGCAGCTTTAAACATTGCTTCTGTAACTTTACCTACACCTTTTATAATCATATATTTCTCCTGTATTAAATAATAGGTTTTCTAGCATTACGATAACCACGAGTGCTACGAAGTGTACGTCCTACTTTTCTTTTTACAATATTCATACCATCACCTGCTTCATCTTGAAGTTTTAAAAGTTGTTTATTAATTCCTTCTGAAGTAAAATCTTTTGCAGTAGGTTGTTGTCTAGGAGTTACTCTATTAAGCATATTTACTTCTCTCTTCCTACCTCTCATTCTATCTGTTAAATCAAATAAAGGTTTTCTTGGTCTATCTTTATTTGCTTGTATTTTCTTTAACTTAGCTGGAGGAGTCACATCTTTTTTATAAACTTTTTTTAAAACATCTCTAATTTCTTTTTTAGTTTTACCTGCAAAGTCTTTTAATTTTCCCATAGATTTTATAACATCATCTTTTTCTATTTTAGATAATTTATTAAATCCTATTGTAACATATTTTTTAGCTGCTTTTAGTGCTTGTACTTTAGACATTATTTACTCCTTTTGTTTAGGGTACCACCCATATATTTTTTAATAGCTTTTTCATTTTCTTTTTCTTTACGTTTTATTTCTTTTAATTCTTTATTAGTAAATAAAGTTGCTGTACCTGCTTCTTTAGGCATTATAGCTTCAAAAGCAACTGCTCCAGGACTAAATAAACCTTTACCTATAGTTTTAAAAAATGTTTTAAGTTTACTTTTTTTCTTTACACCAGGTTTATTTATCTGTTGAGATATATCACTTCTCATTATTGCCATCAGTTACTCCTGTCTATAATTGTATCATCTCCACCTGCTGGACTTGATGGAGCAGTCATATCATCTCTTCTAAATCTTCTGGCTCTATTTCTTAAAATATTAATAGAAGATTGATACCTTTGTTCAAAGAGAGGAACTATCTCAAAGTTCTTCATAAAGATATAACTCTCAACTAAACATGCATTAAACAAACCATCATAACAAAAGTTTGTAAAATAATTAGAAGGTGCAGTAGAACTTAAAGTAGTAGGTCTACTAACATGCACTATCTCACCATTACTTGTTGATGCAGGTGTAGGCGCAATCATTATATTAGTATTATCTTTATGAGCATAATACTTTGGATTTCCTGTTGAAGCTGATACTGTCCAATAATCTCTTAAGTATTCATCAGTCTTTACTAATATATTTGTTCTCTCGCCATCTGTAATGACATTAAAATTCTTTACAATTCTTGTACCTGTTGGTAAGGTAACGATATTGTTTCCTGCAGAAACTGCTACTGATGTATATGATACTAAACCATAATCATCTAAGTCATCAACCATTCTTTCTTCAGCACGATTAACAATATTAGGTAAATGGTTTATAAACTCACTTGCATCATTCTCAGTTGTGTTTAAAATTTCTGTAATTAAAGTTGTATAATCTGCCATCTAACATTTCCATCTACGTCTAGCTGCACAAATTCTTTTCTTTGGAGTTTTCTTGCAACTAATGTTATGCATCTTGGCTTGTCCTGCTGAACGTGCACAAAATGATTTTCTTCTCTTTGCTCTTTTCCCTGTAGGTTTTGATTCTGTAACTGCAGTCTTTAACTTAGAACCTGGATTAGCTTTACGATAAGCAGCTACTCCTTTCTTAGTCATACCTGCACCTTTGTTAGTAGGTAAAAAATTACCTGACTTAACACTCGTTTTAATTCCCATGCCTTTAGATTTTTTTCTCTTTCTAGGCATTTATTTATCCAAAATAAATTGTAGCAAAAACACTTGGAGTTGCACTTACAACAACACCTGTATCACATCTAACACCTTCATCTGCTAGATAAGTATCTAATGAACCACCTGCTGCTATGTTTATTTTAATCCTTGAATCAGTAACTCCTGTTGACAAACCATTTTTTATTTCAAATGTACCTAGTGTATCTTTTGAATTTAAAACATTAAAACCTCTAATTCTTGTAGGAAAAGCAGCTCCAACTGCTGTTGAATCACCTGCTGAAGTTGTGATATGTCTTATTGTAGTTAAATTGGTCATTTATAATTCCTATATAAATATAAAGGGTCTCATAAGAGACCCTATTATATATGTTATTTATTTATTAACTAGCTGCTTGAGAGCCATAAAACCCTCTCCAGTCAGATACACCAAAAGAATATCTTTCTCTTGATTTAAATCTAACATTGCCAGTATCAAAGTCAGGCTCCATCTTAGTTTGTAATGGAACTCTAACAAACATCTTAGTACCATTAGGAACATCAGTTTTAATGAAATAGTCATTTACACTTGTAAATCTTCTATTTACAAAATAACCATCTGGAACTACTCCCATGTTTCTAACTGCATTGATGTCGTTGTTAGCTGTTGCAGTTCTGCCTGGTGATGCTAATATTCTATCAGCAGTAAATTTCAGGTCAGTAGGTATGTGCAATGACATAGCTTGTGCACCAATTAAAATATTTCTATCATCTTTGGTTTTGTCAATTGCAATCAAAGCAGCTTCTAATGCAGCTTCTGATAAATCAGCAGCAGCTAATAAGTTACTTTGTGTTCCACCCTCTACAACTGGGTGTGAGTTTGCAAAAAATGCTTGTCCATCACCAATAGCTGTATCACCTGCAGTAAAACCATTAACAAAAATGTTAGCAGCTTTTACTTGCTTAGTGTTTGCCATTGCTCTTGCTAGTGCTCTTGCACGAACTTTTGCGAAAGTATCATAAAGATTATCTTCCATAGCTTCTTCAGTTACTGAGAAAGCTAATGCAACTGTTTCGTGGTTGTATCTAGCAGTGAAAGATTCTTGTGCTGTATCAAATGAAACAGCAGCACCTTCAGCTTTGACTGGTGCACTTGCGAATCCTGTGAACAATACTTCTTCTTCAAAACTTCTATCTGAATTTTCAACTTCAAATAAAGGTTTATGTTCTTCATTAACATCTCCATATTCAAGTCCAAACACAGCATTTAGACCTGGGAGAAGTTCTTTAGCAATACTTGCTCTATTAATAGCCATAATTTATTTCTCCTATATTATGCTGTTGCAAATCGTTTGGTCCAGTGTTGAACAATTTCAACTTCAACTTTAGGAAATGCACCATCTGTACCTGATAATGAATTACCTGGTTCGTTAATAACATTAAGAGGTCTTAATGCTTTACTTGTTGTTGCTCTTCCTGCAGCCTTAATACCAAAGCCTGAGATACCAGTTATAGTATTTCCTGCTCCTAATGTTACTGGAAAGTTTTGCGAGTTAATATCACCAATTGTTACTGATGCATCTGCTTGTACCATAAAAGTAGCTGCAGGGTCATCAACAACAAATGCTTTAGGATTTCCTACTGCACTTGACGTATTGGCAGCATAAAAAGAACTAAAGGTTGGTTGTTTAGTTGTTGGGTCAATGTAGGAACAACCTTGAAAAACACCTATGATATAATCAGTAGTTGTTGCAATTGGTTGAATAAAACCATTATTCATAGTTACCACATCACCTTTAAATATATTAACAGTTAAAGTGTTTGCAATATTATACTCAGATGAACCTGTAGTATTATATCCTGAACCTAACTGTCTTAAAGGCTGTAACCCAAAGAGTCCTTTTGTTGTAGACATATATATTCTCCTTGTTATACATTATTAATTATCTTTGGAAGCGAGGCTCCCTTCCTCTTGTTGTAGAGGATTTGCTAGAATTAGTTATAGGCATCTTAGAATCAGAAGCTGCTTGAAGATTTTTCTCTACAGCCTGTTCCTGTGCTTTATGCTTATTCCTATAATATTCAGTCATAGCTTCAACTTTACCTTTTGGCATTTTTGCCAATGCTACGTCACCATTAGAAACTACACCTTTATAACGACCATCTTCTTTTGTAAAAGAAGAGTTAGATAATTCAGGTACTTCTTCAGGGGAAACGAAAGTCCACCCTACTCTTTGTTGTTTACCAACATTTTTATAATCGTCTTCTCCATCTAAAGATATTCTAATCCATCTTAATGCCATACCTTGACTATGAAATCTTTCAACTACATTTTCAGGTATGTCTAATGCACTTTGTTCTTCAAATGAATACGTTTCATTTTTTGAAGTTGCTTCTCTAGTTTCTTCAGTACGTGTTGCTTTTAATTTAGTTAATGCCATGTTATGAACTCCTTCGCATTGTTGATATTGTGGTATATTCTTCTTTGGTTTGTTCAACCTTTGCCTTTTCTTTGGCATACCTATCAAGTGGTATATTCCATTTATTAGCTAACCTAACATCTTCTTGGGTTAACTTAATTTTTTTAGAAGCAGGAGTGCGAGATGTTCCTGCAACCACTTGAGAAGGACTTGACGTAGCCTTCTGACGAACTTGTGACTCATCATTAAACTTTGTTGGAAATGTAGTTCTTATTCTTGAATCTACTTCTTTATAAAAGTCATCATCTGATGGGTCAAAACCTTCTTCTTTTAACTGAGTGTCTACAGCTAAAGCTGCTGCAGTCATTACTCTGTCTTTCCCAAACCATTCGTTAGCCTCTGCCCACTCAACTGCCTTAGGGTCATATTGTTGTTGAGGTTGTTGAGGTGTCTGTTGTAAGGGTTGTTGTTTAATTCTATTTTGGTAACTCTCGTAATCTTTCTCAAAACTTACCTTATTATTTTTAACTGTGTTTAAATTTATCTGAGCTTCATTTAATGCTTCTTGTGCTTTTAATAATTGATTCTTATCATCTTTTTCAAAAGCATCTAAATAATTTTGTTTAGCTAAACCTAATTGATTTTCTAAACCTTTTTCTTGAGACTCAATACTTGTTTTAGTTAAATCAAACTGAGAGTCATGAGTTGTTTTTAATCTTTCTTCTAACTCTTTTTGTTTAGTTAAAAGTGATTGAACCTCTTCTTCTCGTTCTTTCTTTTGACGAACTAATTGTCTGATTCTTTTTTCAGCACGTTTACCTTCAATGCCTTCAGTTGCTTTTTCTTCTTCAGACTTTTGTTCAACTGGTTGAGTTTCTTCTTTAGCTTCTACTTCTACTTTTTCTTCAACTGGCTTTTCTTGTTCAACTTCAACTTCTTGTTTAACAACTTCTGCCATTTCTTTAGCTTTAGAATCTACTGAAGGTTTTTCAACCTCAAAATCTACTTTATCTTCTGTATCTTCTTTTTTTGAAGTATCTATTTTACTCCATGTTTCTTGTTCTTTAGACATATTATCTCCATTTGTTACGAACCAAACGATTACGTAAAGTTATAAAGTATTTATAATACTATACAACCCTTTGAGATACAAGAGTTATTTTTTATTTAACATCTTTTCTAATTTTTTAGCTTGTGCTGCATGTGCCTTTGATGCTTTCTTTAATGCAGCAACTACACCTTTAACTGTTCTTTCATTCATTTTTTATTTTTACCATTATATAAATTATCAAATGTTTTATTAACATCCATATAATCATCATGACATTCAGCAGTATGTTTATATTGTGAAGGTATAAAATCTGGAGCACCTTCACCTGCTGACCACATTGCAGGACTTGTAACTCTAACTCTATTATTAGGTAAAGCTACCATTGCACCTTTATATGGTCCTGAAGTTAAATGTAATACATGAGATTGTTTATGTTGTGCAGGGTCATCTGCCACTGCATTACCTGTAAAGTCTACAGTAAAATAATATTTACCAGTATAAAATTCTCCATTTACTTTACATAACCAAGGACTTGAACTAACTCTGTCCATAACAATCACACTATGATTATGACTTGGACAATCCCAAGGTTGAGCATAGTGTGTTTCCATAGGAGGTGTCCATTCATCTAAAGGTATATCACCTATTAAACCTGTGATTGGCATTCGTGCCCACATAGCACCACCATGTAAATTTTTTTCTTCAGCTTCACAACCTGTAAATACAACTTGGAAACTTAAACATCTATCAGGCATACAATTAACTGCAATTGCTAGTCCATGTAAATATTCCCCATGATATTTTTGATGACTATGAGTAAACTCCTTCCTTACCCAACACCTAAAAAAAGGTATGTTGGATATTAGTTCACTCATTTAGGACCTGAAATAATTCCACCTGCATTCATCATCTTAACTTTTTTACCACCAGCATATCCCATTTTAACTTTCTTGCCACCAGCATAACCCATTTTAGATTTCTTCATTATAACATTCCTTTCAAGTACATTACTTCTAAAGTTATTAAACCAAAACCAATAATTCCTAACACAATACCTATAATAATATTATGTCGTAACTTTTGCTTTCGTAGTTGTTCTTTAACTGCAGCAGCTTGACGTGCTCTTTCAGCAGCAATCTCACTTTGCAATCTATCCCATTGACCTGGAGAACCATAAAGAACAAATAGTTCTCTCATTTCATCACGAAGTCTTTTAGCTTCTTCGTTTCTAAAATGAGCATCAATAGCATTCTGCTCAACACCAGTTAATTTTCCAAACATTCCTGGCTTATGATTAGCAACTACTTGTAGACTAGCTTCAGCTTTTGCCCACTTAGAAACTGCACCACCCATTGAAGTTAAATCTTTACCAACTTTTATAGCAGTAGAAATACTACTACTGGCAGCTTTTAATGCTGCAAAGGCTGTAAATGGGTCTATCATTATGTTTTCCTTCTTGTTTTTTGTTTCCTCCCACTTGCACTAATAGGGTACTTTATGGAAGTTGGTTTAGGTCCAGCATTACTTTTATTTCTTTTTCTTTTAACTGCAGATGACTTTTGTGAAGCAGTCATTTTATTTGCAACTGCCTTAGGTCTACAGACTGGATATTTTCTTTTTGAAGACTTAGCAGATTTTCTGCCACATGGTTTACCTGTAGATATATCTACCCAATCTTCTTTAAACCATTTTTTAAGTCCACCCTTTTTAGCCATTCTTTTTTTCTTCTTTTAATTTATATTTATCTGGAACTTTACCATAACCTACAGTTCTATCCCATTGTCTTTGTGTATATTTATTCATCATCTTTTAACTTAGGTCTTTTTCTAAATTTAAGTATACTTGGTTGTTTTCTTTCTAGTAGGAATAATTGCACCACAACCCCTAGCAACTTTACCTTTTGATTTACCCACTGTTTTACCAGAAGACATTTTTTTTGCAGAGCCTTTCCAATCTTTTTTCTTTTTTCCACTAGGGTCTTTAATTTTTCCTGCACAGATTTTAGAAGCATACGCATTTGCATACGCACTTGGATAAACTTTAAATTTACGTTTCGCAGCATTTTTCCCCCTTGCACATAGTTTAGTCATTATTTTTTACCTTTTTATATCCCCAACGATTTTCAGATAAATCCCATAAACCTTTCATAGCTTCAGGAATTTTTATAAAATATGTGTTAGAGAACTTTATTATTTTTTTAGTTAATAACATAATACTACTCCTTTAAAAATATTTATTCATTACATTAATTAAATCTTCGTACTTCGCTACTTCTTCAAGTTCTTTTTCAACTTCAGTAAGTATGTCACCATGTTGAGCTATACCCATAGGATTATTTAATAACACTTCAACATTTGCAACATGTTTTTTAACATGACCATCTGCATGAGACAGAAAGGCTTGTTTTAATTTTTCTTTCATATTAATTAGATAAGTTATAAGTTGTATCTAAATCTTTAGGATTTTGTACTCTCATAATTATTTGGTCATCAAATAACAATATAAGTCTTACTCCTTTATATAAAAGTTTTTGACCTGTGTGTTTACCATAACATACATGGTCACCTATTTTACACCAAGGTCCATTAGGAAATTTATCATTATCTTTATATGCTATATCTCCTATCTTTAATACTCTACCTACTGTTGTTAAATAAGCAATATCACTTTTAACAGATTCAGGTAGCATAATACCACCTTTAGTTTTATCTTTTATTGAAACAGGGCGAACCAGTACATGGTAACCTGGTAACTCTGGTAATATTGTAGGGTCAGGTAATTCATCTTTGTTAGTCCATTTATCATTTTTAATTGCTTGTGGCATTTTAATCGTCTGCATCATCATCTCCATTTATCATGTTAGTATATATTGTTTTAATAAGTTCTTTAGATTTTTTTAAACCTACTATTGAACCTACCATTTGTTTATATTGGGCATAATCCTCACAGACTCCATCCCCTAACATTACTTGAATCTGACTTATTTCTTTATCTATTTCATGTCCAATTTCTTTTAGAATATTGTCCATAAATAATTTAACCTTTTACTTTACTACCACCTGCTGGTTGATAAGCATAGCCTGGGTCTTGTCTCTTAACAGCTTTCTTTGCTCTAATAGAAAAGTTTTCAGTTGTTAATTTACTTGAGTCTCCAAAAGTATCTGGTCCTGGACCACTTATAATTGGTTTATTATTCATATTAGTTTTCTCCTTTTATTTCTTCTTGAGCTAACTTCCCAAGAGTTTTTATTGTTGTTTCTGCAATTTTAGTTTTTCTATCTTTTTCACTTTCAGTTTGTTTTAAGATATGAGCAGCACCTTCTTTTAATGCTTTAATACCTTGGTCTTCTTCTTTAAGTGCAAGTTCTTGCTGTTTAACAGATAAACTAGCAGCTTCTTGTAATGCTTCAAGACCTAATTTATCTTCTTCTAAATTAAGTCTTTGTTTCTCAAGTTCAACCATTTGTTGTTCTGGGGATTGAGGTACACCCATTGCTTGGTTAGCTTGTGAAATTTGTTGAGCAGCTTGTGCTTGTACTTGTTGTAAGGTTGCAGGGTCAGTTGCAACTCCTGATACCATTCCATTTACCATTCCATTCATTTGTTCTTGGTATCTCATAATCATATGTTCTTTTATATTTGATTCAAGAACTGGTCTAACTTTTTGCATAATTGGACTACCACCATTCATAGGGTCAGACATGTATGCAGTCTTAACTGTAATATGTGCCATATGGTCTTGTCCTGGAAAAGCTGCAATAGGTACACCCTTTACTGCATTTTGTATATCTGATACAGGGTCAAGTGCTTGTGGTCGTTGTTGTGGTGGCAATATCATATCTAAGTTAGGCATATTAGCAGCTTCTAAAATAGTTCTATGAAGTGCCTGTATATTGTAGCTTCCTGGGGGTGCTTGACTAGCGAGTTGTAATGCCAACTGTGAAAGCATTAATCTATGTGCACTAGATGGTATGTTTGGGTCGCTGACAGGAATTACGTCAACCTTACCATCAAAGTCCTGTTTAAATATTGTAGGACTTCCACCAGGAACTTCATATGGATATTGGTCAGGTAAGGATTCAAAATTAATCCTTGCCAATATCTTAAACTCTTCTTTCTGAGAGTTATGTATTCTTTTATGTATGGCACTAAAAAATTTACTAGATGCTTCTAGTAATGCCATAGTTGTACCTACTGGTCCATAATTAGTTGAATCACTAATTACTTTTTCAGTAGAGTCTGCAAATTTTTGTCCAGCTCCAGCAATAAAACCTAACATCTGAAATAATGTATTAGAAGGTTCTTTATAAGGTAATGGAACAATGGCTCTATTTAAATCAATACCAGTAGATTCTACATCTCTAAATTCACCAGGAGCTAATGGTTCATTATCACCAACTACCTTTACACCTTTAGCTTTAAATCCTGCAGGTAATGTTGCAAACTGACCAGAGTCAACTAAGTTTCTCATAGCTGCAGTTGCAGTCATAGTTAGATTACCTAAGAAATGTATAAGACCTAAACCATAAAAACCAAAACCAGGTACAAACTTATAATGAGTAAAGAACATTTTCTTTTGCTTCTTTGGGTCATCTTCATTATAGTTTCTTCTTATAGATAAAACTTTTCTTGATTGTTCTTCAACTGTAACAATATAAGGTAAAGCAATTCCTTCCTCATCACCATAAGGTTCAGGTAAATCTAAATAACAATGTTGCTCTAATAAAGTATATTGAGGGTCAGTATCTTCAGGAACTGACGTACCCATTATCTCGTCAACTTTCATTGACATACTTGTAGGGTCAACTGAAGTTGCTTCAGGTAATTCTAAATCTTCATAGACTCCTGCTGCAATATCTTTTGCTAAATCATTTGGGTTTCTTAAAATAACATGTGTATATCTATCAGCTTTTCTTAAGTCTGATGCATGATAAGAAACATAGAACTGGTCAACAGGTACAAACTCTGAACAAGGTCTATCTATAGATGCATCATAATAAATCTTTTTAAATGCTGAACCTATAATAGGCAGATGAAATAACATTCTTTCAAACTCATGAAAGTATTCAGGCATAACATCAGTTATCTGATAATTCATAAACTGTTTAACACGTTGTGCTTGTTGTTGTTTATCTGCTGTTTCTAATCCAATTATTTGAGATTTAACTGGACCACCTGGTGGAAATAATTCTTGTGATGCTTTAGATTGAAACTTCACTGCTGACTCTATTAAGAGTGGGTGGACTGCAGTACATGCACCTTCAAATGGTTCTGAAGTTTCTTTTAATTTTAATCCTAGTAAATCAAATCCTCTTTCAAATGTTTGTTCCCATTCTCCTCTTGAAGATTTATCTGCTGTATATTTTTCAATAACTTCACTTGCTATATCATCTAACTCTGCTTCATCTAAAAAAGGTACTAAGTTATCATAATGACCACCTTGCATTTCTTCTTCAGACATCATAGCAGGTTTACCTGTAAGGTCTACTACTGCTGAACCATCATCCATCATCATAACACTTTCAGGATTTGTAGCTACATCTTGTTCTTCTATTTCAATATTGTCCTGTGTAATCTCTTCCATATCAGGAATAGGTTCAAAGGGATTTTTTTCAGTTGCCATATTACTCTTTCACAGTTGTTAATGGTTAATATTATACACTTAAAATTTCCAGTATGCAACTCTTTTTTTTCTTTCATACCCTTCATCATAATCAGGGTCATCTGGATGAGTTAAATTCCAAGACTCTTTCATGTAATGTATTGCCATTGTCATTGCATCTACTTGGTCATCATGTCTTCCATTAGGAAACATTATTGCTTCACTAAATAAATCATCACTCCATTCTTTGCCTTTTGGCAACCAGACTCTCCCTGCTTCCATTAATGGGGTTGCTGCATATACTCTTGCAGTCTTATCTCTATCAGGTATATAATCCAAAACAGGCAGACCTGCTCTTCGCATGTCCTGGATTAGTGATTGTCCACTTGCCTTCTTTTCTATAATACATACATCAGGTTTATGATAATCATAGAGTTCTTGTGCTTTCATTCTTAATGTAGGATAATCAAATCTTCCTCGTTCATTTCCTAATAAAATTAAATTAGATACCCATCTTTCAACACCATTGGAATCTGTTTCTATATCTTCAAAGATTCCCCAAGTTTGTATTACACTAAAGTCAGCAGTTGTCTTTGTTGAGAATGCAGTATCATATGTTTGTATAATATAATTACATTCAGGTGGTTCATCATAATCCCACCATTCAATCCATTTCTTTTTTATAAGACCACCTTCATCAGGTACAGGATTTTGCATATATAATGATTCCCAATAACGTGAACCATTACTTGCTTTTATTTCTTCTTCATCATTTTTTAAAACTTCTTTTGATTTCCATTCAGGAAAGTACGAAGACCCTACAGGTAACTTTAATAATTTACTTGTATCTTCATCTACCCAAGCAGGTATTTTTATAACTTCCCATTTGTTTTCTAATTCAACTTGTGATTCTTGTCTTAACAGCCAACCACATAAATCATCTTCATGGTAACGAGTATTAATAATAACTATTGAACCATTAGGCATAATACGAGTTCTTAATCCTGAGGGGTACCACTCTTTTACATATCTTCTACCTGTTGCAGAGAATGAATCTTCTTCAGACATTACGTCATCTAAGATTGCTATATGTGCACCACGACCAGCTATCTGACTTCTAACACCTGCAGCATAATAAGTTCCACCTTCATTTGTTTTCCATTTACCTGCTGCTCTTACATCACTTCTTAAACTTACACTAGGAAAAACATTATTAAATAAATCAAAGTTAACTAAGTCTCTTACTGACCTACCAAAGTCTGAAGCCAGTTGGTCAGAGTGTGAGACACACAGTATTTCATGTTGTGGATGTCTACCTACATACCATGCAGGAAATAACTTAGAACAGATTACTGACTTAGAAGAACGTGGAGGTAAGAAGACCATCAGTCTTTTTATTTCACCACTCTCAACCTTTTGTAATTTATCAGAGATAACTTGTATATGTTTACCCATTACCCAATCAGGTACAAGAGTAGGAGCAAATAAACCTACAAAATGTAGGAAGCTATCTTTAGATTGTTGTACTGCTCTTTGAAAGTATAACTCTCTAAGTTTAATTAAATTTTCACTTATCACTTTTTTTGATAACTTTCTTCACCCTCTTCGTTACGAACCAATTCAGAAGACCACATAACAACTGGACTTTTATACTGTTTAGGTTTAATTTGTTTATTATAGTATTTATTGTGGTAGTGATTATATGCCATTTAAAATTCACTGTCTTCCCAATCTTCTTCATCTTCTTCAATAATAATTTTAGGTTTAATTTTAGGAAGTAAAGGTTGAACATTAGTTACATACCAAGTAGCAGGACAACCTCTACAAAATGTATTCCAAATTGCCATACTAAATATATATATAAGCCAACTAAATAATATACCTACCATTATATAAAATAGATATAAATTAATTTTAGTTATTACCACTTTCAAGTTTAACAACATTTTCGTAATGCTTAATCTCTCTTTCTAATTCTTCAGGAGATTTGTTAGTTACCTCTTGTTTAATTTCTTGTCGTTCAATTAACATACCCATGTGCTTACCAATAAACTCCATTGCTCTATTAGAGTTTGTTAAATCATTCTCTTCCATACCTCTGTCATAAACTTTCATAAACTTCTTTACAACTTCATTAATATTAAGACCTACGTCTTTTATTGCATCTTCCCTAATCTGATTACATCTTTCTTCAATCTTATCATTCTTTAAAAGTCTTTTACTTTCTGCACGAGTATCTGCCTCAGTCCTACAGTCTTTATATCCTGCTGCTTTCCATGCAGTTAAGGTGTCACCTGTTGCAATGTACTCTAAACAAAACTTTTCCTGCATAGGAGATAGACCACTAGGTAAAGTATTCTTTGCAAAAGAGTTATATTTCTTCTGTGCTCTTTGGAGCATCTCAACTTTTTGTCCTTCAGGTAATTTCTTAGCTTTTTTCTCAGCCATATTTAGTTTCCTTTCTTCACATCTTCGCATATACTCACGTCTCATCTCAATTAAGTCCCTACCTGCATTAGGTTTCTTACGATATGATGCTAATTCTTTTATAAGGTCACGTAAACCTCTATCATCTAAGTGAGCATATAGAAGATGTTTATCTTTTTTCATAGTTTGTATTATAACATAGTTTAAATTATAAACAAATTAAAAAATAACTTGCCAGAATTAAAAAAGTATGCTATACTTCTACTAAGTTTTCCAGGGTTAAAGGTAACCCATGAGGAGACAAAACAAAAGTATCACTAGAATATGTGATACATAGTCTATATAACTCTATTGCATCTCTCGTGCTCAATATTGTATAGATTATTCTGAAACTCCCCCCATAATTCTTTAGAACTCCCCCCATATATGTAGTAGTTGCTGCTGTTATTGGCTACTACCTATTGTACACTACTAATTGTGTAGTACATTATGGTTTTATTTGGTATTTTTTTGGGGGTACCCTTTTTTATATTATTGCACACCCCCCTAGTTTTTTTCTACCCCCTCTTAGTGTCAAAAGTTTGACATAGAACAAAAGTAGAACAGTCAAAACTTTGACAGGGAACAAATGTAGAACATTTTAGTGAGAATGATTCTTAATTGCACTGCGAATGATTCTTAATTGCAGTAAAATTACCTAGATTTAGTGGTGTCAAAACTTTGACATGCCAATTATCTGACACTTTTGTCATTTATTTGACAGTTTATGTCAATTCTTTGACAGTCATAGACTCTTGAGTCTCTTGATATCAATAAGAAAGAGTAAGATAAGACTCTTTCAATCACAATTTATGTAATAAATTCAATGCTATCTCATTTTCCCAAACCTTTAGTAGTATACAAAAATATATATAATAATACTTATGTATTATATATATTTTTGTTATATACTACTTAGACAACAACCAACTGTGAAAGGAAAAATATGTTAGATTTTATGTTTCAATCTAAACTTTGTTTAAAAATCTCTGCAATTAGTGGAGTCTTAAGTTTCTTAAGTCTTGTTTTACTTTGCTTTGCACCAAGTCTTGGTGTAACACCAGACATTATGGGAATAGGTTTTATTGGTTATGGATTATTATCCATAACTTATTTTGCTTTAGCAAATATCATAGAATATGATAATAGCTGGAAAAAGTAACAACTTATATATAACTACTACTTACTTCTTTTGGAAGTAGTAGTAATATATTACAACAACTTACAGAAAGGACTTAACATGACAAATAAGATTGTTTTACAAACAACATTGCCAGATGGCTTTGATGAAAGACTAGAAGTTATCCAAAAAGATTTGGAACATATAGATAAATTAACCAACGAAGTTGGTGAAAGACTTGAAGATTTTGGTTGGGAATTGGAAAATTACTACAAGGATTTGTATAAACAAACAAATCATGAAATACAAAGCAAGGCTTATGAGCTTTCTAATAGTGATTTTGCAACAAAAATTAAAAAGATAAGGATTGAACATGCTAAATAATAACAAAAAACCTAAAGGTTTTGTCATTTATCAAGGTGAGTCCTTGATAGATGGCAAGTCAATAAGTGTGGTATATTTACCACAAAGTTTGAACAAAAAGACTGGCAATATGGCTCAAACCTATATCATACGAAGTGATATAGACCCAAGACTTGCCAGTAAAACTGGCGAGGACTACTCAATCTGTGGTGATTGTAAGCATAGGGGTTCAGTTACTACTGAACCAGATAGAAAACAAGCTAAGAATAGAACTTGCTATGTCAAGTTATATCAAGGTGTCTTGGCAACCTACAGAGCATTTAAGAAAGGTAACTACAAAGTAGTTAAACATCATAAAGACATACAAAGTCTAGGCGAAAATCAAGTCGTAAGACTTGGAACTTATGGTGACCCAAGTGCAGTACCTAGCTACATCTGGGATAGTTTACTTAGCAAAGCTAAGAAACATACAAGCTATACACATCAATCTCACAACAGTAGTTGTGATGTAAGAAGTGATATTAGCATGATGAGTGCTGACTCTTACGAGGAGTCAAAGAAATTCTGGTCTAAAGGACTACGAACCTTTAGAGTTATGCAGAAAGACGAAGTGCTTGACAAGACAAAAGAAGTGCTTTGCCCTGCCTCTAAAGAGGCTGGAAGACGAACTACATGTGCAACTTGTGTACTTTGTAGTGGTTCAAATCTCAATGCGAAAAGTGTTGCGATTTACCAACATTAATAAAAAATATATATTATTACTTGTGTAATATATATTTATTTATTATATTAAACATTAACCACCATGAAAGGATAATAACATGGCAACTGACAACTTAATTTTGCGAGTAGCAAAAAATAAAATCTACTCAGAAACACCATTAATTACAACGAATGATAATGGCAATATAGTTTTTACCTATGGTAAACTTAAAGTAACTTGCTCACCTTTTGACATGTCAGCATCATCAACTCATAAGATGATTGCAGATATACAAGGGACTGAGATTCTTGTGCAAGATAGTTGTTCTAATGCTCAAGAAGTATTAGTGCAAACTCAAGGCAAGAAAGTTATTGATGAAGTTAGAGTCAATGATAAACTTTCATTGAGACAATTAGTAGACAAGTTTACTGGTTTCTTTGGTTTCTTTACCAATAAAGACTTTACGAAAGTAAGACTTGATGTTCAAAGTTAGTCACTCTGAAGAGTCTTAAAGATAGACGAAACATGTTGCATGATTTCTTCCTTTCATGTAGCATGTCAGTGACAGTAAAAAAAATATATATAATAATACTTATGTATTATATATATTTTATTTTAA